CTAAAACAAGCAATTAGGACAGTACCTGACTTTCCTATACCTGGAATACAATTTAGAGACATCACAAGCCTCATAGAAAATCCATTAGCATTTAACAAAGCACTAGTAGACTTAACAACCTTATCTTTTAAAGCAACAAAAATAGTTGGTATAGAAAGTAGAGGTTTTGTGTTTGGTGCCCCAATTGCCAGAGACTTAGACTTACCTTTTATCATGGCAAGAAAGCCAGGTAAATTACCCAACGAAACATACAAAAAAGATTTTGATTTAGAATACGGCAGTACCAGTTTAGAAATTCAAAAAAATACAGAGTTTGTAGAAACTGATAAAGTTGTTATCATGGACGACTTAATAGCAACAGGCGGTACAGCAATAGCATGTGCTGATTTAATACATGAAAATTTTAATGTGCCAAAAGAAAATATCACAGTACTGGCAGTAATAGACTTGACAGACTTAGGTGGATTTGCTAAAATAACTGAACAAGGATACAACGCCGGGGCCCTTATAGAATATGAAGGAGAATAAATGGCAAGACCACAACAACAACAAAAGCCAGTAGATAAAAAACTGGAAGAACTTAAAAAGAAACAAGCACGGGATAGACGCAATGGCTAAAAAGCCTCTGCTACAAATTAAAGATATAATGGCGGCAGTAGATCGCAAAGACTACAACTACTATACTAATCTTACAGACGAACAACGCAAAAGTTTAAACTTGTGGATGACTCAGCGATATGCTAGTAGTGTACAAGGTAAATTTGCAGGTCACTATCTAGTAATGATAAATGAATTTATGAATACTAACTGGAGTGATGTAAGTAAGCATCCAGAACTGCAATGGAAGTTGATGTGTTTAGCAGGAGTGGGCAAAAGCCAATTTCACCCTTTTGTAAAAGTGCCTAAAGCAAAACGTAAAAAAGATAAAGTTGAAGAACTAATTAGAGAAATATTTCCGTTAGCAAAGAGCGATGAAGTAGAGTTATTGCTAAGTATTAACACTAAAGAAGATTTAAAAGTATTAGCAGAAATCAATGGTATCGATGACAAAGAAATAAAGGAAATATTTAAGTGAGTTTAACTTGCACATATTGTAAAAAGACATTTATGAGTGAAAGAACTCTAAGTGCTCATATGTGCCCACAAAAAAGAAGGCACACAGATAAAGATTTAACTCATGTAAGATTAGCATTCAGAACTTATCAAAAATTTTATGAAATAAACATGCATAATGCAAAGACAAAAACGTATGATGAATTTGCTGAAAGCAAATACTACACAGGTTTTGTAAAGTTTGGTAGAAAAATGGTTAAAGAAGATTTACTAGAGCCAAACAATTATGCAGAATGGCTAATTAGAGAAAGTGTTAAATTAGCAGACTGGACAAAAGATGCTACATATGACGTTTACTTAAAAGAATTGATTAAAAAAGAACCTGCACAACGAGGCATAGAAAGAAGTGTTAAATGTATGCAGGCATGGGGAGAAGAGAAAAGTGAAGACTGGGCAGATTACTTTAGAAAAGTAGCACCGCAACTAGCAGTCTATCACATAAGGGGTGGTAAAATTTCTCCATGGTTTTTATTCCTAAGCGAAAGCGGACAAGAACTATGGGGAAAGTTTAACAGTGAACAAGTTGAACTTATAAAAGATATTGCTGATCCAGGATTTTGGAAAAGAATATTTTTAAAAAACACAGAAGAAGTTAATCTAGTACAAGACATAGCGGAGGCGTCAGGATTATGAACGTAAAAATAGTAAGTCACAGCCAAGCACCATATAATGATGCTTTGCACAAACATTCAGCATTAGACTTAATAGCCTATTGCGCCAGGGTAAGTAACCCAAACAATCAAAATAATATAGAAACAAATGAAAAACTTGTGAAGTATTTGATGAAACACAAACATTGGTCACCACTTGAAATGGTGTCAGCATGTTTGGAGATTGAAACAACCAGAGACATTGCACGTCAAATACTAAGGCACAGAAGTTTTAGTTTCCAAGAGTTTAGTCAACGTTATGCTGACCCTACACAGGATCTAAGTTTTGAAATCCGTGAGGCTAGATTACAAGATCTTAAAAATAGACAGAACAGTATTAAAACAGATAACGAAGAGTTAGAGTTGGAATGGAGACAAAAACAAGAGGATCTAATTAGACAAGCAACAGACACATATACTTGGGCAATAGAAAACGGTATTGCTAAAGAACAAGCAAGAGCAGTATTACCAGAAGGTAATACAATGAGCAGAATGTATGTTAACGGTACGTTGCGTAGTTGGATTCACTACATTGAATTACGTGGTGCAAATGGTACACAGCAAGAGCACATTGACATTGCTCATGCAGTAGCAGATGTTATAGCAAACATATTTCCACTTGCAGAAGAATTTAAAGGTAAAGAGATATGAAAAAACGAGAAGAAATGTTAGTAATCACAATGGAGGAATGTGCAGAACTTATTCAGGCATGTAGCAAAATGATAAGATTTGATGAACCGTGTGATTATAAACAATTACAAGATGAGATCGGCGATGTCATGTGTATGATAGATATACTCAAAAATGGCGGCCTTGTTACTGATGAACAAATACAAAAACGTATGGCAGTTAAAAAAGAAAAACTAATGAAGTGGAGTTTATTGTTCAGTGAAGATTGATTTTGATGTAGATATCGATATGGCTAACCGCGATAAACTGCTTTGTGTGTTAGATAATATCACAGGTAGTATCAAACGTCCAGGTGGCATGGAAAAACACAACACAGGCGTTTATATACAGCCTATACCCCATGATCCTGTAACAGGGTTAAGTAATATTGATCACAAAGAAGCAGATGATTTAGGTTATTTTAAATTAGATGTACTAAACAATAGTGTATACAACAATATAGAATCAGAGCAGGAGTTAGATAGATTATGTAGTCAAGAACCTGTATGGGATTTATTTGGTGCTAAAGAAATAGTAGAGCAACTATTTCATATTAGTAATCATTTTGATATTGTAAACCAACATAAGCCTACAAACATAGATCAACTAGCAATGATACTTGCAATGATAAGGCCTGGTAAAAGACATTTAGTCGGCAAAAGTTGGAGTGATATTGAAAAGGAAGTTTGGATCAAAGGTGACAATGACACATACTCCTTTAAGAAGTCTCATGCATATAGTTATGCGATGGCAATAATTGTTCAGTTAAATAAGTTAGTCAGCCTTCTTGACTAATTGAATTGTTCTTCTTTTAATTCTTTTCTTAACTAGATTATGAATGCTGGTCACTGGACCAAATATAACATCTATATCTTTGTTATTGAATGTTTTTAAACAATTCCTAAATTCTCTCATCTCATTAAATAAAAACACATCAATAGGGATTTGCCGATTACTTTCCCACCACCATGTTTCTCCTAATTCTACAAATTGTTTCTTTTCTTCGGGTGCAACTAGCACATTATAATCGTAGAAAGATGTGACTGCATTGTCTTGATTTTGAACTATACCAAAGTATTCCTTCTCACCATAAGTAAGCATAGTAAAGAAAGGAAACTTTTCTTGTATTTCCTGTTGGTCCTGCATATTTTTATTTATACCTTTGTAGATAAATACATTATAAGGAATGAACATGTATGAGCAATTTAACACTATTAATGTATCAATCAAACACACTGAATCTTGTAAAGAAGCAGGAAAATTATTATGTGGATAACAGAAGTATGAACAGAAAAGAATTTATAGTACACAAAGGTATGGACAATATCGTGTACATCAATATTACAAATCAAGATAGAAAAAAAGAAAATGTGTATAATAATGATATACAAGCAGACATTATCAAATACTCTACTAACGAAAAAGTATTGACAAGGTTTGCAGTACCTGGTCTTAATAAAGGTACAGCAGAACTCAAACTGTCAGAAGAAGATATGAATTCCTTAGTTGAAGGGCAATACAAAGTTTCATTTAAAAATGTTGCAGACGATGGCACTAAGACTCCGATCTATTCTGATTACAATAATGGAATACTTTGCACATTAATAGTAAAGAATGATGCAAACCCAACTCCAGTAGCAACGCAGGTTGCAAATGTTTGGAGCCAAACTAAAAATACTGGCAACGGTGATGCCGCAAATGAATTCACTAGTGGTTCATTCGAAGGTAATCAACACAAAAACTTTAGAGATGCAACTCATACAATAGGCTTATACTCAACTACATTTACAGGTAATGTTTTTGTAGAAGGTAGTTTAAGTTTACAAGCACCATCAAGCGATGATTCCAATTGGGCAAGTGTTCCTGTAGTCAACAATTTAGAAAGAATACCAATGGCAAATGTGTCTGGTGTAACTTATTACAGTTTCACAGGCAACTTTAATTTCTTAAGATTTAAATATTCTCCTGGTCCAACTAATTCAGGATCATTTGATAAAATCCTCCTCAGAAATTAAATATTACTATGCATAAGTTGAACAACGGCATCCACGCCTGTGTGTTTCCTACTAGGTGTGGCACACGGTGGATAGGAAAAAAATTATTTGATCATAATTTATTGGATTATGCCGCACCTCATCATATGTTTGATTTAAATGAGTTTGATAGTAATTTACAAAATATCATGTTTGTACGAAATCCATTTACAAGAGAACGCAGTATATTTAGATGGAAAGCCATCATTCAAAAAGATGTGTATGAAAATATAACTTTTAGTGACTATGTAAACAGCGAATTGTTTTATCACGAGCCATCTTATATAGGAACATATCAAGACAACATAAACTTAATTAATAAATTTGTACATTTAGAAGATATAAGTGATTTTTTACATAAAACATTTAACATAAAAAGCGAGTACATACTCGATTATCATTTCCCAGTAGATGATTTAGACGATGTATCTGCATTTGATAATAACATGAAAGATCGTGTACTAGAGAAGTATGCACAAGATATAAAACTGATAGATTTTAACTTGACTTCATACATATAATCTAGTATAATAACAGCAATGGAGCACTCTGACGCAATACAACAGGTACACGAGTTACTAACATCTCATATACCGCATAAGCATAAAAAGACACCTGCTGGTTGGGTAACTTTTAGTTGCCCTATGTGTAACGATAGAAGAGGTAGAGCAGGTGTAATTGCCACTGGTCCTAAGATTGCGTATAACTGTTTTAACTGTGGCTTCTCTACAGGATGGAGTCCTAGCAAAAAGATTGGTAAAAAGTATAAGGACTTAGTTGTAAAGTTAGGTGCAACTAATGAAAGTGTAAAGAAACTTGTACTAGAACTTATGAAGATCGAAGAGTTTGATAGCGAACTTGATGATATTGTAATAAACTATGAAAAATTTAAACCAGTAGAATTACCAAATGTAGTAAACGTCAGAGATATTCCTAAACTGCCATACAACGAAGCACATGAAAATATAATGTTGTATGCAAAAGAAAGAAAACTGCTAGACACAAATTATGATTTGTTTATTTGTGATGACTTTATGTTAAAGAACAGATTAATAATACCATTCTACTACAACCAAGAAGTAGTAGGATATGTAGGTAGGCATATAAATCCACCTACAAAAGAAACACCTAAATATATTAACAACAGTCAAGCAGGATATGTGTTTAATATAGACAAATACATTTATTCAGATAGAGACATTGTAGTAGTAACAGAAGGTGTTATTGATGCTATACTAATAGATGGTGTAAGTGTATTAGGTAATACCATGAACGAAAGACAGATACAACAGATAAATTCGTTAAATAAAAGAGTAATACTTTGCCCGGACAGAGATGCACCAGGTAAAGATTTAATAAGGCAGGCCGCTGAACTAGGGTGGGAAGTAAGTTTCCCGCCTTGGCACACTGATATAAAAGATGTTGGTGATGCGGTACTCAAATATGGCAGACTTTTGACATTATCTAGTATAATTAAATATGCTGTCGCAAATAAAATTAAGATTGAAGTACAGAGTAAAATGTTATGAGTGATATAAAAGAATACGGCGAAGATATACAAGAACTGTTTCTAAGATTTTTAGTTACAGATCCTGATGTATTCGTAAGGGTAAACAATATCGTTGAGCCTTACATGTTTAATAGAAAATACAGAGAAGCAGTAGAGTTTTTAAAAGACCATGCTAACAAATATGCTAGTATTCCGACACTAGAACAACTAGAAGCAGTGAACGGCATAGAATTAAAGCCAGTTGAAGATGCACATGACAGTCATATGAGTTGGTTTATGGATGAGTTTGAAACATTCTGTAGACATAAAGCATTAGAAAAAGCAATACTAGATAGTACAGACTTATTAGAAAATAAAGACTATGGTAGTGTAGAGGCACTTATCAAAGAAGCAACTGGCGTAGGTTTAGTAAGTGATTTTGGTTTAGATTATTATGAAAATCCTAAAGAAAGATTACAATGGATTAAAGATCAAGCAGGAGCAATAAGCACAGGCTGGAAAAACTTCGATCAAAAGTTATATGGTGGACTTAATAGGGGAGAACTTACAGTATTTGCAGGTGGTTCAGGTGCAGGTAAGAGTTTGTTTTTACAAAACTTAGGTGTAAACTGGAGTCAAGCAGGACTTAATACTGTTTATTTGAGTCTAGAGTTAAGTGAACAACTGTCAAGTATGCGTATTGATGCTATGGTCAGTGAATATGCAACCAGAGATGTCATGAAAAACATGGATGATGTTCACCTAAAAGTAGTAATGAAAGGTAAAGGTGCAGGTAAATTCCGCATAAAACAGATGAGCAATGGTGTAAATGCCAATGATATTAGGTCGTTTTTGAGAGAATATGAGATACAAACAGGCATCAAAGTAGACGCATTATTGGTAGATTACTTGGATTTGATGATGCCAATTAGTGGAAAAGTGTCACCAAGTGACTTGTTTATTAAAGACAAGTATGTATCTGAAGAGTTGCGTAACTTAGCAGTAGAATTAAATGTACTGTTAGTCACAGCATCGCAGTTAAACAGAGGTGCAGTAGAGGAAATAGAGTTTGATCACAGTCATATTGCAGGTGGTATTAGTAAAATACAAACAGCAGATAATGTTGTGGGTATATTTACAAGTAATGCCATGAGAGAACGTGGTAGATATCAGATACAGTTCATGAAAACACGTTCAAGTAGTGGTGTTGGCAGTAAGGTAGACTTAAAATTTAACCCAGAAACACTGAGAATCGAAGACCTAGAGGAAGACGAAGAAACATATGACACCATCAACACAATAACAATGACCGAAACACTCAAACGATCTTCAGCGATTAGAAGCGACGATGATGCCACAGAAGACAATGTTGACATTGTACAGCAAGGTTTGGAACTTAGGAATCTCCTCAAGAAGAAGTAATTTTGATAAATATGCTTAAACGGAGATAAAATGTCCTTAAATCACAGATCAATCTTAGATGAATTAAACTCTATAGTTTCAGAAAGAGACAAACTCAATGTCATTGAGTCTAGAGGTAATCACATTATCAAAAGTGCCTTAAATTTAATCGAATTAATTCAAGAAAACTTTGATGAAGCAGAAGCATTAGACTTACAAAGGCGTCTAATTAATTCTATCAAAGGCAACAGGCCAGAAAGATTTGTAAAGGGCGTACAGATTATCAAAGAATCAAGGTCCAAAACAAATGAAGATTAATGAAGTAATTCAATTCGAAGACGAAAATAGAAGAAGTAGACGCATGGCCTCCTTAGATAGGGACGGTGATAAATTAATGTGGAAAAACATTCTAAAAAACAAAGATCAATATGATGCTTTTGAATTTGAATTAAGCGGTGTCGATCAAAAAGCATATATTGATAATGGTGATGGCTTGATGTATATTTTTGATCCTGCAATAGGTGGTTTTGTACAAGCAGATATATCTATTATAAGGCAGGTACAGAAGCAACGAGTAAAGGCGCAGAAAGGCAAAGGGCCTACACTTATACAAAAAATAAAAAATTTATTTGATCCAACTGATCCTACACAACCAGGAGCCGCTTCTGCAATGAAGTATGCAACTAAACCTAACATGAGAGGTGCTCTAACACCGAACTTTAATAAAGCATTAGGTATGGCTGGAGCAAGAGTAGGCGGAGTTATCGATAGAATGAGAGCAAAAAGACGCAGTAAGCAAATTGTCGGCGATGTGTGGAAAAAGGTATATGGTATTGCAGAACCAAAAGCCGGTGACGAAATAGTTTATAAAAATAAAAACGGCGAATTTAAAACTGCAAAAGCAATTGGACTAGACCTCAAAGTGGATAGAGATGGCGACGGAGTACCAGATCTACTTTGTTCAACACCAGACGGTAAAACTCAATTTGCACTTATAAGTTCACAAGTATTAAGTGTAAACGGAATGAAAATTAAGAAAGGTGCCGCACCAGAGATGCCAGCACCTCTAAGTAGTGACCCAGGCGATGCTAGAATACCAAAAATTGATACGAGTTTTTAATGAGAGCAGTCGATCTTACTAAAGGATACTTAACTGAATGTGTAATTCATCACAGACTAGATGAAAGCAAAAACACTCACCTTGAACATTTAGAAGATTTAATATTTAACGACGGATTACCTGGAGGTAAACAAGCAATACAATACCTTCACAGTTTTCATGAGATGCTGAAAGGTAGTGCTAAAACAAAATTCAACTTAACAACAAAATGGGACGGTGCTCCAGCAGTATTTGTAGGTACAGACCCAGCAGACGGTAAGTTTTTTGTAGGTACTAAAAGTGTATTCAACAAAAGAAATCCATTAGTAAACAAAAGCATCGAAGACATCAAAGCAAATCACGAAGCAGAAGGCTTACAAGAAAAATTAATTAGTGCATTTATGCATTTACAAAAATTAAATTTTAAAGGAAAAGTTGTACAAGGAGATTTACTGTACACAGACGACAGTATATCAGAAGCAAATATCAAAGGCGAAGAATTTATAGTGTTTAAACCAAACACAATTATATATGCCATTCCTAAAAACAGTAATCTTGCAAATGATATTCTACGTTCAAAAATAGGCATAGTGTTTCACACAGAATATGTTGGCGGAGGCGGATTAGCAGACTTGTCAGCAAAGTTTGGCTTTGATGCAAGTAGTTTAGGCAGTCACCCTAATGTTTGGCACAGAGATGCAATCATAAGAGACTACTCAGGGCAAGTTACTTTTACACAAGAAGAGTCACAAGAAATGGCTGAACTAATTAACAATGCAGATCAAAACTTGAAAGCAGTTACAGATTTAGACTTTCTTAAAAATAACGAATTTGGTGATGACTTAAGAACAAGAATCAAAGCAAGTGTAAATAAAATTATCAGAGAATTAGTAGGTTTCGAACAAGATCCAAAAGTATTTGCTCAAAGATTTATTGCAGAGTATAAAGGCACACTCAAATCAGCAGTTGAAAAACTAAAAAGTGATGACGGTAAAGTAAGAAAAACAAAATTAATGATAGACGGTATTAAATTTTTAGAAAGCAATCAAGAAGAGATAGAAAAAGCATACGTTGTGTATTTAGATTTGATCAAAGCAAAAGAAATGATAATTAAAAAATTAGCAAACATAAGACAAATAGACACGTTTGTACAAAACCAAGAAGGCGACTATGATGTTACAGGTGAAGAAGGCTTTGTTGCTGTTGATCATATTGGAAACGCAATTAAATTAGTTGACAGATTAGACTTTAGTGTTAAAAACTTTGGCACAGGGAGACCAGGAGCATAATGGAAACACCTAAAGAACAAAAACAAGCACAATATCAATTCTTAGGCGATCTACAGGAAAGTAGATTATTCAGAACAACCGAAGGGTTCAAGCCATATACTAAAGATGATATGGCACAATTACTAATGGTAACAACCATGTTGGTATATGTGTTTGCACAAGATAAAAAATACAGACCATTTGCAATACAATATGCAAATGCAAATGTAAGGCACGGAAAATATCGTGCAAGTAGATTGGGTGCAAACGATCATTACATGATTGCATACACAATTAATTCTAAATACAAAAAAGATTTTAAATTTAATGAACAATTAATGCATCAATTTATGATTAGTATTGCTAAAGGTAAAATTCCAAACTCAGTTTACTTTTTAAGATTGCAAAAGCAACTAAAAATTAATGATATGGTCATACAGAATGTACGAAGATTAATATCAGATTGGAGTAGATTAAAATATAGACAGAAACAATTAGCAGTTACAAAAATGCTACATATAATGAGAGCCAAAGCAGTAAGAAGTGACTTGTATAAAACTTTAAATAAGTTTGCAAAAGAGAGAAACTATAAATTAGTTAATGCAACTAATACAGAATTAGACAAAGCAACTGATCAAACAACACTAAAACGTTTAGCAGTAGCAGGTGCATCGGCATACGTTGGTGCAGAATTTGGTCCAAGAATAACAGGTGGAAGGCTAGGACCTAAGTCCGCGGCTGGGTTGGCAGGCATTGCCGCATACTGGCAAAGTAGAAAAAGGTCATAAATAGTAATATGAGAATAGACGAAGTAGTAATAACAGAAGTAAGCGACGACCAAAGAGCAAAAAACAAAGAATTGCAGGATTTGTATATTCAACGTAGGCTTGCTGGGCAAGGTATTGATACAAAATCAATAGGTTCTCAAATGGGGCATTCATTAGGCACAGGTGTTGAAATTGGTGACTTGACAAATGTACAGAAAAAAGGTACTACAGACCAAGAAGTCAGTAAACAAGACACAGGACAAGCAACTTCTAAGGCAGAACCTAAAAAAGACCCTAGAGATAGTGGCGCTCAAAAAACAAGACGTAAACGACAAGACGACATTCTAAGAGGTAGAGGCAAGCGAGGAGACCAAAGATACGGTTCCGATGGCAGACAACTTAGACACGATAAGTATTATGTTGATAAAGAAGTTGACCGTATTAAAGATTATGACTACATTGTACCTGGTAAAGACACAATTAAAAAGGCTGGTAAGGCAGTTAAGAATACAGTAGCATCATTTATTAGAAAACCAAGCGATACCATGGCAAATCTGAGATATAAATTCAAAGATTTACTGCAAAAGTAAACAAAATCTCAATATTTTCAATTTTAAAACCTCAAAAAATCTAACTTCTTAGATAAATAAAAGTAACCAAAGTTATAAAAGTTTTAAAAATCATACTTTTATAACGCAATAAAGAATTAGGAGATGTATTATGGCATTAGTAGCATTTGAAACAAGCCAAGCAGGACAAGGCATTGGTAACGGATTAGGTTCAAAAACAGATATCGTTAAAGTTGCAAAAACAAATATCACAGAAGCAGAATTAAAAACTGTTCTAGCAGATATGCAATTAGACGGATTTGCAGTAGCAGGCGTTGGAACAGCAGACGGATCAGCATTTGTTGGCGGAACAACAGACGCAGTATTTGTTGCATTACAAGGCGCAGGCGCAGATTATACAGCAGAAGGTTCAAACGCACACGGCGTTACTGGAGCAGTTACAACTGTTGAAGCAATCTTTGTAGACTAATAACAATTAGTTTTAGATAACAACTTAAAATTTAGAAATTTTAACCCCCTTTTTTAAGGGGGTTTTTTTGTGGCTTTTAAAATAGTACCTGAATATACTGAGAAAATGATAAATATGCTTATAACAGTGACAGGAGACACATATGGCACAAACAAGATCGGGTGGACTTTTAACATCAAGTGAGGTACTCACAGGTGATGTTGAATTTTTTACTTTGTTCACCAAATTAGACATAACTGCCACAGACAATTTTTCAGATGATACACAAAAAGATTTTGAAAGTTTAGTACAGGTAATAAGTTTGAGAGCACAGCCAATGCTGATGAACACACCAATCACAGTAGACGGAAGTTCGGCAGGACTTGATGATTATGGTGCACCAACATTAACAGGTGCAGGTTGGGTATTTAAGTTTGCATTTGAAAGGCAAGGCGCTCATACATTAGACACATTAAAAGACGAGTTAGACGGAATAGTACTAAATGGTGGTACTATTAATACTAAAAGTTCCGTAAATATGGAATTTTCTAAACAGGACGTATTATAATGGCAGACAAAAAATTAGATAGCAAACCAGCAGAACAGTTGTATGCTAACGAACCAGATTTAAAATCACAAGTTATTGCTGACATGCTGAGAATAGAGCAAGTCACAACAGAAATCAAAGAATTCAAAGTTGAAGTAAAAGACCATTTTGCTAAAATAGAGAATTGGCTTGTAGGTATTATGGCAGGTGTATTTGCGACAATGTCAAGTTTGATAATCGCATTAATATTTAAGTTATTTTAAAATGAGAATAGTTGAAGTAGAAGAAGTAATGGAGGCCAAAATGGTCTGGGCCAAGCGAGGCAGTAAAATTGTTCGTAAGGTCAGATGTACTAGTGGTCCACGCAAAGGCAGAATGGTGTCTAATGCAGGCCAATGCTCTAAACCTATCAACTTAAAAAAACGTATGACGCTCAAGAAGACTAGAGCAAAAATGGGCAAGAGAATGGCAAGGAGAGCCGCTAGAACAAAAAGGCGTAATCCAATAAGCAAAAGAGTAGCAAAACTAAACAGAAGAAGATGAAAATAGACGACTTGTACGAATATAACAAAGGAATACAAGATCCAAATTCCAATGCGAAGCAGTCAAATAAAAATGACGACGAAATGGAAATGGAGCCATTCACACCTGACCAAGAAAAGGAAGTAGCAAAAGGTTTTAAGGCACTAGGAGCCAAGTTGGGACAGCCTATACAGAATCCTAAAATGGCCGCTAAAGGCATAAACAAGGCCATACAAGGCGATAAGCCAACACCACAACAATTACAATCAAAATTACCAATTGATGTACAATTAACAAAAGCAATGCAGACTCCTGCATTGAGAAATCAATTAGCAAACATACTTAAAAAAGCAAACCAAATGGACATCGACGAAAGTACACTTGCTAAAAAAATATTAAAAAAATTAACTGGTAAAAAGAATTTAACAAAGTTCAAAAAAAGATCTAAATTACTAAAAGAAGCAGATCCTACATTATTCGAAATAAATTTTAATAAAAAAGAAATAGCAAAAGGTTCGTTAGAACTACCTATAAAATGTGGATTTGAAGCAGAAACATATTTCTTTAATGTGGATAGAGGTGGAGCCAGTGATGATGTAGACAACATGAGCATCAGTGACATAGAATATGAATATGGAGACTTACCAGATCAAGCATATGAAGATTATCAGGACTGGTTATATCAAAAAGGACAAGACGAATACATAGACGATTTAATTTCAGACAAAGTACACGAAGTTAAAGAAGATGAAGATTATTTAAATGATTTTATAGACAGTAGTGCAGGACCAAGTTCAGAAGCAGTAGAAGTATACAAAAACGAATTTGAAGAAGAAAATCCCAAAGAATACGAAAACCGTGAAGAAGACGGTTGGGAGTATATGAATTGGGTAAGAGAATATGTCGAAGAAGAATACGAAGACGACTATTTAGAGTGGTTAGATAGGGCAGTAAGAGACGAATACAATTTTGAAGATGAAGCCAAAGAACTTGCTGAAGGTGATTACAGCATGGAAGATTGGGTTTATGACAACCACAGTTATATGAGCAGTTTCCTTGATGATTATGGTTATGACTACAGTAGACCAAGTGGCGATGTAGAAGGTGTCGCAGATGAATTACATACATGGATCAGAGATAACAGTGAATTTGATAGTTATCCTGAATCAGGCGAGTATGGCGATACTAACACAACTACAAGTTGGGCAGTTGAAACAGACAGCAGTATAAATCCGGACGAAGGTGCAGGTGCAGAACTTATATCACCTGTTTTTGATTCTCCAAAAAAAATGCTCAAAGAAATGAAAAGTTTATTTGATTGGAGCGAAACAAACTTTGGCACAAACAATTCCACAGGTCTACATGTCACAATGAGTTGGCACGGTAAAAATCCTGATACAGTGAAAGATGAAGACGACGAATTTTATAACCTTGACGCAACAGGACCAAACAAATTAAAAATGGCATTGCTATTAGGTGATGAATACTTACTAGCAGAGTTCGGCAGACTAAGAAATAGTTACACAAAAAGCCAATACAATAATGTATTAAAACATGCAGAAGGCATGAAACGTGGTGAGGCAAAAAGTTTTAAAGAATTTGAAAAGATACTCACAAAAGGCATAGACACTGGTAAGTTTAACAGTATACATTTCAAAGGCGAAAAAGATAGAATAGCAGGAACTAACCTTATTGAATTTAGAATTGCTGGTGGCTCAGACTATCAAGAAATGTATGACAAAGTTGCAAAAGCAGTTGTGCGATACGCAACTATAATGCAAGCCGGATATGAAAAAGACGCATATAAAAGAGATTATGTTAATGCTGTGTTCAGGCTTTTGCGTAAATCACAAGAAATAGATCCTAAAAAATTAAAAGCCTTATCAGTTGTTAATCACGAAATCATAGACTCTGCAAAAGGTATTGTAGGTAAAAAAGACTACTTTGATGTTATTAATTTATTAAGCAATAGTGTTGAAAGTTTGAGATATTATGAAGAATTAAGCAAACCAGGTGCTGACAAAGAATGGTTAAAAAGTGTTAAAGAATATGAAAAAAATACTGGTACAAAATTTGATATAAAAGAAGCAGAGATAACAGGTTATATAGCACCAGACAATATACGACCAAGCAAAGGTGCGGCAAGCGAACTAAAAAAAGCACAAGAAAAATTTGCATCGGCTGTTACTATAATAGCAAGAGACATAGCAGACGGCAACAACAGAGGAAATGTTTCAGCAAAAGATATAGGTGCATTTAGAAAATATGCAAATTTAATTAAGTTAGATGATAAAGAATTAGAAAAAATTGTCATAACAAAAATGGATGATTTTAACTGGGGTGATCCTGATAGAAGCAATATTAAAAGATTGAAAAAAGGTATAGATACTTTATTCAAAAGAAATATAATTTCAGAACCAGAATATCTCTCACCGCAAGATGCCGACAGGATTGCTACAGGTATGTGGCAATTTTATCAATCAGACGATGTAAAAGACAATGGTAAAACTGACGAACTTGCAGAATTATTCATGCAATTAAATCCAAGAAATGATAAACCTAATGTTGTAGAAATATTAAAAGATTTAATGCATCAAAGACAGCAAAATGGATTTAGTGCTAAACTAAAAGGCTCAGGTTGGAATACCGGTATTACTTTGATGGGCACAGGAAAAATTACCACACCAGGAGCATCTGCAGAATTATTAAAATTCTTAGAACCATATAGTGGTTACAAACACCCAACCGGCAAAGAGCATCATATTAATATCAAAAGCGATGACCCTTATGCATCTGTATTTGACATGAGACTTCGACAACGTTTAAGAGAAAGATTAGAACATATAAGAGAGTTAGAATCAGACGATCCAGAAAAAGCAACCAAACTACAGCAACAATTGGTCAAAGTTGGAATTGAATTATTAGAAGGCTTAAAGCCTAGACCAGATCTTTGGGACGAAAATGAAGACGGACGTGCCCAAATCACCCGCGGCTCTGATGGAGAAGCAGATTTGGCTACACATAGTGATCTAGAACGTTGGAATAATGCTATGGACAGAATAGTAAAATTAGAAAGTGAACTAACATCAGGCGATAAAACATATAATTTTACTAGTGCGTATGACGACTATATTATAGGTGTTATACATTTAGATAGATATTATTCTTGGAAAGAATCCAACGGACCTACGCAAAGTGCTGTTTTGAAAAACTTACACAAAGAAAGATTTGCGTCAATTAAAAAATTCTTATCAGAATTTGATAAAGTATTCCGCAAAGAAGGCTTCTTAGATTTAAAAGCAGAAATACAAGCAAAAAATACATTAGATAGAAGAAATAAGGACTTTGAAAAGAATGTCAGAGACAATGCAAGAGCAAAACTAAACATACCAAGTCACAGTTGGATGTACATAGACAAAGACTTTTTTGATACAATAACAGATAAAAGTTATGGTGATAGAGAAGCATATTTAGATAATCATATAGACAACTTTAACAAAAATGTAAACAATACCAAAGTGTATGTTATACCTTCCAGTCACTGGAGTGATGCCGAGGACGCCACTAATGGTTTGGAACTTATAGACACTTTTGAAAAAAGCAAAAACTACTTTCATACTTGGCGTAAAAAAGGTTATAAACGGATAATCAACAAATTCCAGAACACATATGGTTACAGTTGGAAAGATTTAACCAACGACGAAAAGTTTTATTCAGGCGACGGGGACTTGTATTCAAAACTCAAAGACCTTGGTATTGAAATATCTCACAAAGGCGACAGCAGAAAAGGTGCACCTGGTCAAACAGATTTACTGTCAGACGAATTAACTAAGAATTCTGCCAGCGGTGAACCACTAAACAGAAGTAGTGCAACAAGTTGGTCAATGAACAACGACGAAGCAAGCCAAAAACAATTTGATGCATTTGATTGGGAACAGTATCCGGCAAAAATGAAAGATATTGTTGCTAAGGTTATGAAGCAAGATCGATATGGTAGTTTTAAAGTAGCATTAGAAGATGTACTTAGAAAAGTTTTAGATGGTAAAGTGTCCATAGACAAAGAAGATTTAGGAAAACCTATAGACAGAATGGCCAATGCGGCAGGCATTGAAACAGACGATGGTGGTTCCTCGAATGGTATAGCAAGTAAAACTAATTGGGGTACACTTGCAGACTACTTAAAAATAGATCGTGGTGTAAATGATCAAGGTGTAACCTTATTGGCTAAAGCATATCAACAGTTTGATGGCGATCACAACTGGAGACCTGAAGAAACCGACGATGATGGCCAAAATGTAATTGGATTAAAAAGATGGGGCGCCGCAGTAAGAGAAGCAGAAAAATATATCAGAGACAACTACAATGTGAGTGCCGGTAACTACTTTAGAAAGAATGTAGACGGTAGTGATGGTGATGATGTAAGTGACATTTACTCAAGAAATGGTATAAGAGATGTTTATAGTACGCCGGACCAACAAGTGAACACAGATTATGATAAAGCCAGAGCAGACCATCCAGGCTTCGATAGAATGATGCAACGTGGTATGCAGG